TTGAGATGGTCTCAGATGTCAGAGCGAAACTTTCGCTTAGGCATCCAAGCTGTCAATATATACACAAAACTAATATCGCCGAATCCTACTCAGAAACAACTGAGCAAGTTCTACGATGGTGTTATGTGTGGGGACCCAATTAACCTGCCGTTTATGTTCAGGAAGAGATTCCGAAAACATATACGTAAGGTTATCGGTAAGAGGGTAATCAAGAGATCTGGTAACCACCTTTTACTATATGAAGGTTCGCCTAATAAGCGAGCCCCAATGGTTTTGGGTAGTTCCATCTCACAGAACGGGGACTTATTTAATGAACTTATGTTCATTATGAATACCAGTGGCAAACTCCTTGTTAAGGAATATGCTGAGGTATATAAGCCTGTTCTTGATGGTATCCATGTTTCAGGATACCCTCGTCTTGCTACGTTACCGGATGTGTCTGTGAATGGAGCGATGGGTGGACGTATTGCATATATCCAGGAACCTGGTTATAAGCTACGTGCCATCGCGTCACCATTTAGAGTACACCAGTTAGCCCTCGAACCTCTGAAGCAATCCTTAAATAAGATTGTCCGGATGTTACCATGGGATTGTACCCATGATCAAACGAAGGCTATTATACCGATCCAAGACGCTTTGCGTCAAGGGAGAACTGTGCATTCTGTTGATTTAACAGGTGCTACTGATTACTTCCCGTTAGAGCTGCAAGTTGAGCTCCTTAAGGAAGTTTTCGGTGACAGTTGTATGGATGTTATGTTATTTGAGAGGTTGGCCAAGGAAACTTGGTTATCTCCCGAAGGAACATATGTGTCGTGGAAAAGAGGCCAGCCCTTAGGGCTGGGTCCCTCATTTTTCACTTTCACCCTAACACACGGGATGATTTTGTCATTCCTGCTTCGAAAGAAGTGGAATGGTCAATTCTTCCTAGTTGGTGATGATGTTGTGATACTAGATGATACTTTGTACCATCATTATATTCAACTATTATCACAGTTAGGTTGCCCATACTCAGTTGAGAAGTCTATAACGTCAAATTCCTTATCGGAATTTGCCGGAAAGATTATCACTACTGACTCTGTGATACCCCAATATAAATGGAGGGAGATGTCAGATGACAACTTCCTAGATTTATGTAGGATAATGGGTCGGCGTTCACGTGAGTTATTGACTAAAGACCA